TAAAATACATATCCAGGAAAATGTTCATCATCTGTATATGATTCTAATCTTACATAAATCAACTCACCATAAGTATTATTTAATTCTCTCCAATCTGCTGAAGATTTAATTCTTCCATTGCCTGCTACTAACCAACCTTCGCTTTCATCTTTTGCTTTAAATATAAGAATTCTCTTAGTATCTGTATCAAATGAAAATCCTACGTATTGTGTTTCAGATTTAGTATCAATTAATAACAGACTTCTTAAAGTTGTAGATAAATAGATGTTCTTTTTATCTGGTAATAGTTCAATTACTGCGCTATCTTCATATTTATCAGGTCTCTCGTCTCTATGTCCTTTAAAGATAATATTTTTAAGATTGTATTTTTCATCTCTTAAATTTATATCAGCTAAAGGTACTAAAGCACTAGATTGCTGATTTCTACTTGAAGGAACATTATATTGAACTACAAATTTATCATGTTCTGCATTATATTTTGCAATATAAATAGGAGTTCCTGCCTGTAGTCCATGACCTGAATCAAATCTTATTGTGGCATTTTTACCACTTAACTTCTTATAATAAAGCTCTTGCTTTTCATTCATTTTTAATCATTATATTTATCAATTAATTCACTTACTAAACCTAAATCATTAGGAATATATAAGTCTTTGAACATACCTATTGGTGATTTAGCTGGATATTTACCATCAAAGTTAGTAACAAAGTTATAACTCATTTTGTTGTCATTACCTTTTGTTACATTAGTGTATAAAATTACACTAAATAAACCTTCTAATGTTAAATAATCATCTACCATTTTACCAACGGTTTTCATCTTAAATCCTGATTCTCCATCTGCTTCAGGATGCCACAAGAAATAAACTTTTAAATCTCTTCTTGTGTTTTTAGCAGCTTCCATGATTTTACTAATATTTACACCAATATCACTAAATTTATTATAACCTGCTTCTTTAGCTCTACGCATAAATTCAAAAGCCATAATATATTGTGCATCATCTATAACTATACTTTTTATATCAGTTCTTGATGCAGAGATTAATTTAATGATTTCTGCAATAATAGTAGCATCTGATGTTTCAGCATAATTACCACCTTCACTTATCTTACCATTATAAAGACTTTTCCAGCCTCTAAATGGTAAATCTTTACCAGCTACATTTATAATAGCTGTTTCTTTAGGATTTAAACCCTTAATTTTTAATTCTGGAAAATCTCCAAGACTAGTAGACTTACCAGTACTTGATTTTCCCACTATTGCTATACTCGACAATATTTCATAATTTCTTTTTAAATTTCAATTTTTTTAGTAGTATTATTCAAATTTAAATGTATTGTTTGTATAATTCAGGATTCTTTTTGAATTCATCTGCTGGTGGCAATTCTTCAAAATAGTTAGTTGCACCATTAAAATACAACCCTACATAAGATCCATTAAGACCATAATTTCTGTCTTTCAATTTGTTAACTGCAATTTCATTAGTTATATTTGCAGATCGGACTATACCATCAACCATTCATATAGTTACGATAACATGTACAAAATGTTCCTGTACATTTATTTTCACATATATCATTTGGTTTCCCATTGGTAGTCTCTGGGAGCTTATTAATTAAATCATTTTGGAATAACCATTTTATTATTCTATATTCAGCTTCTGAATCACAAGGACTCCCACTAATATTATATTTTTCTAATAATTTTTCTATTTGTTCTTCCATATTTTTAATTTAATTAATCTATCTCTGCTGATTGTCCTCTTCAGGAGTTTCCAGCATATTCTGGGTTTTCTTAATATATTACTATATTAAGCCTCAATTTTTAATCGGAATTTAAATTTTCCTGTATGTTTTCTTTCACCTTTAATAACTTTATTAATCAAAGATCCTTGTAATTTTAAAGCTTCACAACATTGTTTAATACTATCCCATTCTTTAATTTTAATCCAATTCATATCAAATTGAATTATAGGTTTTAGTTTAGCTTTTGTTGCTGCATCTATTACATTTCTAGATATTTTCTGATTTGGTCTTTTTTTACCAATTAAACTTTTACTTATTTTTTCTCCAATAAGTTTTTTGTCTTCTTTAGTTTTATTTTTCCAAAAATCTTTCATTATCTCGGAATGTAATTTACGAGTTTCTTTTGATTGTTTTTTACCTTTATTTCTTGGATTTATAGAATTTTTTATAGCTAAAACTGTATTCGGATGCATTTTAGTTCCTTTTTTGGCTAATGACATATTATGTCTTCCAAATTCAGAAATCTTATTTCCTATATTACTTTCAGCAATTTTTCTTTTATTAAAACCATAAGTATTTATATAACACTGTGTTCTATTTATATAAACTTGTTCAAATCTTATTAATAATTCAAGATTTTTAACATATCTTATTATTTCAAAAGAGAAACTTTCTTCTCCATATTTATTCCAAGATGATTGTAAATGTTTATTATAATGCTTATTATTTTTTAAATCATATTTATGTTTATTAATACGATGTTTTAAGTTTTTAGCACTACCTATATAAACTTTATTATTAATTGTGTTTTTAATGCAGTAAATTCCAGATTTTATTGTATTTTCCATAATACAAAGATATAAAATAAAACGTATCTTTTGAACTATATCTAATAAATATTTTATTTATTTAAGGAACAGAAGTGATCTATACTTATCCTTAAGCTTTTCTATGTCATATCCCCTATGAATAGCTAGTTTATATCTTGCTGGAGCAAATAATCCTAATATTAAATCTGCTTCTCGTTGTATTTCTTTGTTATTAGCTAAACCATTAAGACTTGGTTCAACTTTTTGTTCTAATGTTTCACCTTTAAAAAACTCTAATTTCTCTGTTTCAGCAGCTTGTTGTTGAATATTAATTACTGTACAATTAAATCTTTTGCAAAAACCTTTTAAGCAATATTCTTGTGAGAAAAAACTTAAACTGTCTCTTTGACTTAATCCTTTTTCAGCAGTTAATAAACCTACGTGGTCAGTAATTATAAAATAATGTGTATTATCTTTATGATTATAACCTGTAATATGACCCATTTCATTTTTAACATATTCCCCGGACTCAGAACTTTCAAAATAATCTCTTACTTCTTTATATATACCAAAGGGATTATGAATATGATCTTTTACAATTACAAATGATGTTAATTCATTAATAAAGTTTTCACATTCTCTAATTTTAGATAAATGATCTTCTGATATTGTAAATTTACCAAGTGATTTAAGTTGTGCAGTTGACAATTCTATATTATATTTTTCATATAACATTGCTGATACAAAAGACATCCAAAATTCTTCTACAGTCTCTTCTAATGCAAAATAAAAGATCTTTGCTTTTACTGAAGGATTTAATTTGATAAAATTATATATGGAAGCAATAGTAAAGAATTTAGTAAATTTAGTTTTACCAATTCCACTACTTGCTGTAATAATCCAATATTTACCCTTTTCAAATCCTGGAAATTTTTCAGCTAATCTAGGAAAAGGTGGACTAATTGAATTTACCCTTCCTTGCTCCTTATTTTCTTTATTTTCCAAAATTCTATTATAGATTTTATCAAACATTATACATCTTCACTAAAAACATCCTTCTTTTCAACAGTATCTTCTTTCATAAGTTGAATATAAATATTATATTCTTTCTGATGAAGCCATGTAGAACTTGCTTTCATAAATTTGAAGTCACTAAACGAAGATTTGAAATTATTTATTGAGTTTTTTTCTCTCATTTTAATTTCATAAACTAAAGCTTTAATTATATCTTCATGTGAAGCTTCTTCAAGTGCTTTTTTGTAGTATTTCTTACAGCGTTCTTTATCACTACGTAATACTCTGGTGTGAGGATACCCTTGATATTTATCAGATGTAGGAAATGTTTCCCAAAATTCATTAAATTGTGTGTCAAATGTTGTTAATACAGCATCACTTAATTCAGTATTCTTTATTTGTTCATAAAATTCATTAGTGGTTTGCATCACTTCTTCACCTTTTTCAGTAATAAATATATTATGAATTAAATCTGCTCCTATTTCATCATCATACAGACTCAAAAATCCTCGTCTTATCAGATTTTGAACTATTTCTTTCCTGTTTTTTACTTGGAAAAGGTATTCCTCTATTGGAGTATATTCTTTGTAGAATAAACTTTCCAATATTGCGAATTGTTCTAAACTTATCTGATGTTTCTTCAATATTCCTTCGTTGATTATCTTGAATATCACTAAACATTATTTCTTTATTATTTTCAATAAATTGCTTTGTTAAGAATTCATGCTCAATACATTCATAGTCATTCATATTAAAAACCAGACCATCTAATATGATCTGCTCTAGTTATATTATTTACAATCTCATAATTTCTAATAGCTTTACGTTGATTATCTATTTCACGCTCTTTAGCTATATTTAATCCTGAACTACGTCCTGCTACATCTACTAAATTATTTAAATCATTATACATAATAGCTAATTTTGGATGTTCATCTTTCAATTTATTCCAATGATGAGCTGTTTTAGGTAATATATCTTTAGGTGAAACAGGATTATTCTCTATTTCATCTATTACTTCATTAATTGTCATAGCAGACAATTGTTCTTTTACTGGTGGTGGTTTAACTACTTCTACTTTCTTTTGTAAAGTAGGTTTATCTGTTATATTATTTTTCATTAAAATAAACTCATTTGTTTTGTTTCTATTACTTCTAAAATCTTCTTACACTCCATAATATAAAAATTATAATTTATATTATATTCATTCCATTCCTTCTCAACAAAATCATTGAATACTGTCACTTCAAATCCTTTATTAATAATTTCACTAGTTCCCTTCTTATATTGCTTGATAAATGTATAACCTGGAGTTGATATATAATATCTTACATTTTTTTGTTGTTTTTCAACAATTTCTTTGTCTACATCTAAATGATGAGTTTCTCCATAACTATCTTTACCAAACTTTTGTCTTCCACAAAAATCATAAATATTTCTATGATTCTTCACTGTTTCCTCAACAGGTATCCTATTAACAAAGTAATTTGATATAGCTAAAGGTACTACTTTAAAAGAATTATCTTTATGAAGTTCTTTTTGAATTTCAAAAGCTCCTTTATATTTAACTTTACCCTTTGTAGATATAGCCATATAGTTATTAACATCTCTTATTATCATTTTAGAATATTCTACATATTCTAAATTTAATAAATGTAAAGAAGACCAATCATTACAAATTTTGTAATAATCACCTACATAATTCTTATGTATTTTAACTGTTATACCATCAGTATTAACTTGTAATACAGTTAAATCTTCAATATTGCTTACTAATGATTCAGCTAATATAGCTAACATTAATTGACCATTAATAGTAGTTTTTAATGTATATAGAGGATCATATAAGAAACTATGTATATCATTGGATTTACCATATACACTATTTAAGCTTAATTTAAATCCATCAGAAAGAGTCATATTTCCTGCCTTTTTAGCCACTATTCTCTGATTTAGTATATCTTCATACACTTCACAGAATTTAGGTCCTAAATGGGCTGGAAATAGCTTATTTTGTACTGCTATACTTGGATATAGACTTGCTACATCTGCATCAATAATTATATATTCATCATCTGACTCATATACTCCTGGTTTTATACATCCATGTATTCCTCCTGTTCCGAAATCATATTTAAAACCCTTATAAATAACACTATTAGCTATTGCACCTTTAGTATTACTTACTTCTCTATTCTTAAGATCTTCTAATAAACTATTAAATTCTTTTGATTCAAATTTAATATAATCAAAGATACAATCTTTAATTTTAATATTAGGTCTGTAGGTTCTTTGTTCCTTAATTTCCCAAGGGTCTTGTCCTGTAGCTTCAGAAAATAACTTTAATACTAATTCTTCACCTATCTTACTATCTGGATAATTTATGCAAGGGAGATTATATTTATTAATCAAATCCTTACGTAAATTAATTTTAGCTTCACTTAATTTATAAAATTCAAATGTAGCCAGAACATCATTAAGATTATACTTTAATATACTCTCAATTTCATCTTCTGTAATATCATTTCTTGTATGGTCTATAGGCATTTCCATTACATTTGGAAAGTTCATAGATATTTCAAGTGATTTTAATGAAGTAGCTCTTGCTTTATTATTAAAATGCCATAATTTAAATAAATCTAATTGTTGTATTAAAACGTCTTTTCTCTTTATAGCTACAATTTTAACAAAATTATCTTGATTTTGAGACTCAATAATTTCTTGAGCTTTCTCATATATATCATCAATTATATCTTGAATTGATATAACTCCATAATAATTTAATTGAGATTGCCAAAAACTAGCTTTTTGTAGTATTAAATGTATAATAGGATAATCAAAGTTAACATTGTTAAATCCAATTCCTCCTTTACATTGTTTTAAATGAATTATTAATTCTTCTAGTTCAAATCTATCATTATGAATAACAAATTGAACTATTTCTTCTGTATCTACATTTATTGCTGAATATGTGAAACAAGACTTGAGAGTCTCTATATCATATACCCATAAATTTCTATTCAATATCTAGTTCTACAAGTTTACCATTTTTCAAATTAATTTTAATAACTTCATTAGAATGATAAGATGTCGCTGTAAAATTATAAAAAACTGTTTGATTAGTTTCATTACAAAATGATCTACCTCTTTTTAATAATTTATTATGTAATTCTTTAACAGTTACTTCAGGAAAATAAAAATGACATAATCTATAAATATCAGTAAAACCTCTCCATCTACCTTCTGGACATTGAGCTCTCTTTTTTCTTAAATCAGAAAATGTTTTTCTAGTATTTGCTTCTTTAATAACATCCATAATACTTTTAGGAGTGTAATCTTTAAATTTTAAAGGTTTTTTCTTATTAAGTATTTCTGTTAATTTTTGTTCTGTCATGTTAAAATATTTGTTCTCCATCAACTTCTAAGAATGAATCTGGTCTAATATAATGATCAGAATTATCTAATTCTTCTTCATCTATATTAGATGTTAATACACCTATTGTATGGATATATCGTTTATTAAATGTTTTTTTGAATCCTACAGGATATACATCACTTTCTAAAATTTCACAAAAGAATCTCTTTGTACCATATACAATTTGTTTCTCTTTAGGCATTTCATCAAGTATGAATGTTAATCCTTCTGCTTTTTCTTCTAATATAAGAGCTTTACCAAAAGGCTTTGTTTCCTCTTGGTAATTCTCATATATATCAATTGTTTGACCTGCTTGCATTATATGTTTGTTTTTTATATATAATAATCCCCCTTACTAGTAACTCACACCAGTCCTTACAGGATTGTATAGCTAATTTTCAGAACTATAGTATTATATTTTTATGTTATACTCCACTACTGCCAAATCCTGTTTCTCCTCTTACACTAGTAGATAGTTCCTGAACTTCTTCAAATTCAACTTCTGGATAAGGTAAAATAATTAATTGAGCTATTCTATCTCCTGTTTTGTAAACAGCTTCCTTCTCATTAATACTTTTAAATCTACATTTAATACTACCTCTATATCCAGAGTCTATTACACCTATCGAATTAGCTAATATTAAATCTGTATTAGAAATACTACTTCTAGGAAATACTAATCCAACAAATCCTTCAGGAATTTCTACAGACAATCCTGTATCATATTCTGTATAATATGTAGTTTCATTTACTGAAATACATGTTAAATCCATTCCTGCATCTCCATGTTTAGAATAAGATGGAATTACTGCTAATTCATTTAATTTTTTAATTTTAACTTTCATTGATTAATTTTGCAATTGCTTTAGCTTTATCAATTTTTGATGTTCCTTTCTTATCAATTATAGATAATGTCTGATATACTTTAATAGTATTTTCATCAAATATTTCCATTTTAAACTCATTCATTATATCAATTTTTTCTTGTAAAGATTGTTTTTCTTTCTCTAAAGAATCAATTTCCTCCTGAAGTTGTTGTTTAGTTTGAGAATATAGTTTTATTTCATTACCATATACTGAACCAGCACTTTGACCATTTTCTAATTTAACACCATAATATCCACCATATTGACTGTAACTTGATCCATTGTTAACACTACTAATTGTTAGTGTTGTGTTATTGTATAAATTAGTATTTCCACTAAGGTGTGTTCCACCATTATATATAACTTTATCTCCTCTCTTAAAAACTTTTGTTCTTTCCATTTTTTATTTTATTTTATTGGACAACTTCCATTTTGACATTCATCTATTCCATCTATAATATCAGAATCTTTAATATTAGCTGATGTTATAGGTTCTATATCTTTAATCATTGTTTCATATAATTCCTTAGAAATTGTTTCATAAGGAGCTTGTATAAATCCATGATTATGATATAATAGAAAAGATAATGTTTTGAAGTTAGTTTTATAATTTTCTTTTAAATACTTCTTAATATCTTCTAAATCTTCTGCTTTGTAATATACAGTACAACTTACAGAGTTATCACTCCATTCAGATTGTAATCTTCTTACAGTTTCTAATTGATCTTTCCAGCTAAAATCTGATGCAATAGGTGTTCCTGATGGAACTTTACATGGAAATGATACTACCATTGTAGATGTATCATAACTTCCATCAAATTTAACTTGATATTCAATAGGATAACCATGTTTTTTACATACATCTATAAGTGGCGAATTAGAAGCTATTCTAACTCTTCTTATATAATATGGTCCAGCAGGTGATGGATGGCATCCTGGAGTTACACCTTTAAGTAAACTTAATGTACCAGAAGGTTTCATTGTAGTTAACTTGATAGATCTTGGAAAACCATGTTCTTTTGAATAAAAATCATCAAATTCTCTTAACCATTCATAAGCATCTTTTAACCAGGATTTTTGTTCCTCACTAGCTTGAAGATAACCTGTTATACCAATACCCATTCTCATATTCTTATGAACTACTTCTTCTGTCTCTTTTAAGCTACAATGTAAATTTAAACTATGTTTATTTACAATATAAGTTAATCTAAGACATGTTAATAGTTCTTTATAAGACTTAATATTAGATAAAAATATCTCTGAAAGACAACATGTTTCATAATTTTCAAGTGATTGTTCAGCACATGGATTAAATCCAACTATGTTAGGATCAGGATATTTAGTTTCTCCTGTTCTACCACACTCTCGTGCTAATCTCATATTAATGAGTCCGTAAGGTTCACCTTGTTTATAAGTGTCCCAAAACTCATTAAGTAATAATGAAGTATCATCACATGCTACAGAATTATTAGACATAGCTCTCCAGTTAGGGATAGTACCTAAGTCCCATCTCTTTGCTTTCAAGAATTCTATATCATCATAATCTCCAATAGCTATTTGCGCACTTCTTCTTACATTACCTGATACTACTACACTACCAATAATATTCATTATATCTAAACAATGTATAGGTTTTAATTTCTTACCTGCATTTTCATTTAGAATTCTATGAATTTCATTAATTCCCCAACATAATTCATCAGGACCTGATGCTATACCCCCAAATCCCTTAATTATAGCCCCTTTTGAGCGTATTAATTGTGTGGAATAGGTAAACCCTTCACCTGAATAAAAATGAGCTTTAAGTACTTTTCCAAGTAATTTAACCCATCCTTCTCTGGTATCAGGAACTATAAAATCAGCTGATTGATCATCAAATCTTTCAATTTTTATTTTCTTTTTATGTAGTTTAGGAAGTTGATATACATATTCTTTTTGAATATTATATCCTACTCCACATCCTAACATAAGCATCTCAAAAGCCCATGTAAATGGTCTTATTGGATTATCTACAACAACAGTTGCACAATTCTGCAAAGAAGGTAATCCTAATTTATCAACAGTCTTAGTACCAAGTTGCCACATAAATCTACCAGCAGTAGACCATTTAAGATTCATTCTAGTGTTAAAATAATCTTCTTTATCTTTTTCACTAAAATTTATACCTAATTGTTTCTCACATGCTGCCAATTCTCTATTAACTACTTGATCAAATTCTTCTGTTTTAGAATTAAGATCATCTTCTTTGCATCTTCGTGCATAGGTTCTTTTAAATGTTATATAACCTATTTCTCCCCAAGGAACTTCTATTTCTTTACTCAATTATTTCATACTTTCTCTTCTTTTTCAACTTTATTTGATGTAAGTTCTGTAACTATTTCAGGTAATTCTATACCATATTCTTTACATAAGTTACGAGCCATTTCCCTATTATTATTATCTATTACCATAGGAAGAAGTTCATATAAATCTTTATTTAATTCTCTTCCTTCGTTAATAAAATCCTGAATCTTAAGTACTTGGTTATAAACCCATGCTGTATAAACTTCTGAAGTAAGCCAATAGTTAGATAAAGCTCTACATTCTACACCAAAATTCTTAAATCTGAAACTTCCTGCTTTACCATATAATTGTCTCCTTTCTGTATCAGGATCAAGCAATATACTTGGCATTGTAAGGAATAAATCAAATAATCTAACTATTTGTTCACTAACTTCTTCTGTTGGATTATCATAACCTATAGCTACGTGTCCTCCACATACTCTTAAATTATCTATTGCATCTGGTGGAGTGTTTTGTTCACCCTTCCATACATTATAATCTGGATCACACAATTGTTATCCTAAAGGCTTTTTATCCTTTAGTTCTATACCTACAAATAACTGGGTATAGTTCAGCATATATTTTCATCCTAATAGGATGTTGAGCACTCTTGGTAAGATTATATTCTATATAAAGGAAAAGATTTTTACTCAGGTTTTTAAACCTTTTTATATACTTAACCGAGGTATCTTTTTTATATATAGTTTCACTTACTATGCGTTACACTGTTTAATCATATTATTGATTAACTTAGCACGGTATTGAGATATGACTCAAATTTCTTCTTTTTTCTAATTAAATAAATATTACTATCTTTATAAAACCATTCTGAAAGTTTTATTATAAACTCTTTTCTTTTATTATTAGAATTAAACCTAAGACAATATAATAATACATTTCTCTTTTTTGAGCAATCTATTATCATTTTGACATTAAATAAATTTTCTATTAATAGTCCTATTTGATATAGGAATGATTTAGATGTTCCATAAAAAGCAAATGTAAATCCCTTTGTTATATCATTATAAGATATATGACCATCTCCATCAAAGTAACCTCTGATAAAATGTCTAATATATTCTTCTTTGATTTCTTTAAATGGAAATTCAAAATTTGCATGATATGTTTTGTTTCTTAAAATATTATACTTATTTGTAAGAATTTCTGACATATATTTTGAAGTCCATCTAATGGAATTTACAGGTTTTCTATTTAAAGCACCTTTTTTATAATTTGTAATTGTTATTTTATTATCTGGACATATTAATTTATGGAATGTTTCCACTATATATCCATCTTCTTCTTTTAAAGAAACTTGTAGTCTATTGTTATTTTCATAAAAGTTAGCATTAGATGTTATACATCCATCTGCTATAAAAAATCCTAGTAAATATGCTTTTTCTTCTGTATCAATATTGTCAAAATAATTGTCTTGTACTTTTTTCATAATACAAATATACAAAATATCTGGCTAATATCCAACTTATTTACTACTTTTTATTTACTTTTAATAATTATTAACAATTATTTTTCTTTTCACCGTTTTTACTCAATTTCTACATCTACTATTACTAGTAGAGTTGGCTGCGATCAACCAAAAGTGTTAGCTTGTTTTGTATTTAAATGATTAGCATTAAATCTTGCACTTGCCTGAATAACAAGATCCAGTTCTTCTGGAAGATGTTCTCTCATATATTTTAAAGATTGTTTATGATATGCTATCCATTCACCTTCATTTTTAGCAGGTGGAATATTATATTCAAGTGCTACACAATCTACTTGCCACATAAAACCTTTAGGAAGATTATCCATTTGTAATGGTTTCTTCTTAGTTCCTTTTATGAATCCTACAGCAGAGTGAAATTCATTATTTACATTATTCCAAAGAAATACTTCTGGATCTGAACCTACAAGTAGGTTACTAATTATTGGTTTATTTTTGTTTTTCATTTATTTCAAATATTAAAAGATATAAAGGATAATTTCTTGAATCATTATTGTAAGTTTCTTCATTCAATGATTTACCTATTAAATATTTTCCATTAGAATCATAATCTTGATAAGAAACTAATTTTTCTATATTACCTGAATTATGCATATAGTAAGTATTAGATTTGATTTCAGGTAATTTAACTCCTGAATCATTAACAAAATATTGTATATTCTTAACTTCTGTTTCAAATAATTCTTCTAATAGTTTTTTAATTATTTCAAGACTTCGTGTTTCTGTTAAAGTAGGTGTTTGCTTAATAGGAGTACTTGAATTAGTATCATAATGTAAACATTTTGTAGATGGATATGTATTATGAAAATCACTAATTATTCCTAAACAGGCATTAAAATTATTCTGTTGATAATATTTTTGAATTGATTTAAAATATAATTCTTTTATAAAATAAGAAGATAAATTAAATCTTGAATCACTAGTATTTACAAAAGCATAAAATCCAAAATAATAATTAGCGTATTTTATATTTAATTTTCCTTTTTCACAACTGTCTAAATCTTTCTTTAATTCTTCAGATGTGATAAGAAAAAATGGATTTACAGGATTAAATAATGTAAATGTAGCATTATGATTTCTACTGTTATAATGTGCTAATAATAAAGCTTGTAAAGGATCTATATCTTTATCTATTTCAAGTATTCTATATGTTTCTTCAATTATATTATATGTTGGATACCATAAGTATCTAATTAATATCATTGTAATATACATCTTAAATCCACTTTTTACTTCAGACTTATCTATAGTAAAGAAATCACCATCATATTCAAATACTAAATCAAAATTAGATTTTAAAAATGTTAACCATTTATCTATTTCTTCTTTTGTATAATTTTTAATTTTTGCATCAGCTGGTCTGAATTTTATATATTTAGCATTGTTATTATAATAATTATCTTTCAAAAATTGCATACATCCTTGAGTTCGTTCTTCTACTGTTCCACTTGTAGGATATAATACACCTTGAGTATTTAAACACCATTTGGTAGGATCACTATTCTTATATTTGTTGATTGGATTTCTAAATCTTAATTCCATTTAATAAATTTGTTATAATTTTGTTAGAGAATTTATCATATATCTCTTCAGGATGCCATTGTACCCCTACTACATTAAGTCTTTTGTGTTTAAGAGCTTCTACATATTCTCCGTCTTCATCTACATAAAGAATTTCTAAATCAGATCCTACATTATTCCACCTTACAGCTTGATGATGTAAAGAATTAACTTTAATTTCTCTGTTTTTTGCTACTTCTCTTAATTTTAAACTATTAAGTTCAGGATAATATAATAAATTTCCATCATTATCTTTTACAGGCTGATATATTTTATGTGTTAATTCTCCTCTAGGTGAAGAATAAGGATGATACATATGCTGTGTAATTACACTACCATATTTTACAGCTATTTGTTGCATACCTAAACATATACCAAATATTGGAACTTGAGCATCAATATATTGTTGCAAATTTACTTCAAAGAAATATTCTTTATATGCATCTGATTCACTATTCATAAAACTTGGTGCCATACCATATCTATATGATGGTGTATCTTTACCACCTGGTAATACTACTAAATCTAATCCTTCTCTTATACCTTCTTGTGGTGTTAATATTTCTACTATACCAAATTTAGAAAAGTATTCAAGATAAGATTTAGTTACTCCAAATGAGTTTTCACCTGTACTCCAACCTACAATTCCTATGTGTTTTGTTTTATCTTGCGACATTTTATTGATTTTCAATGTTATTAAATACTTGTACTTCTGATTGTTCTTCTTTTTTTAACTTAAAATAATCATTATTTTCAAATGTATTATTTATCACTTCGTTTAGATAGTTTAATGTTTTCTCATAACTATATTTATTGTATCCCATCATTTCAGGATGAAATTGTATAGCTAAACCTTTAATTCCTGGAAACCAAACAATTTCTGGTTCAATTACATTATCATTAATTTTTGCAAAATCAGGAAAAACAGTTTGCTTATTATCACCATCTAAATAGCTTTTACTTAATCCTTCTGTCCAACCTAATACTTTATACTTGTCCTTTGGCATATTCCAAGGATATAGCATTTGGTGATGTATAGAATTAGTAAGAAGTGTTATACCATCATGTGTAGTAATTTCATGATTACCATGATGATTTCTTACATCTTGTATAAGTTTACCACCTATTTCATTTTGCATAGCACACATCAGTTGAGCACCACGACAAATTCCAATAATGTATTTACCATCTTTTACAGCTCTCTTATAATAAGCTATATGACGCTCATCAGTATCTTCCCAAAAACTAGTTCTATGACCAGCTTTTTCATTATAAATAGCAGGATTTATATCTGCACCACCAGGAAATATTACTATATTAGCATCATCCCATTCATTTTCTCTACTATTTTCTATCCAGTATCCATCACCATGACCTACTGAAAATGTCTTAAATTTAGTTTCTTTTACTTTGTTTTTGTATTTCATTATTTTTTAATTATTAAATTTATAATACATTAAATGGTTAGAATTTATACACCCATAATTTAAGGTTACCTTCTACATAACCATATCTTCTTTGTAGTGTATCTTCTATTAAATTAAATCCTACTTTTTTTAAAGTTTCATCTAAAGTTATTTCTTTAGGAGATGTAACAGTCAATATACTTCTTTCTCCTGTTTCTCTTTCAGCATATGTCCATTCTTTACTAAATGCTTCTTTTTTGAGTTGATTAATAAATTGATTTAATTCTTCTTGTGTTGTATCATTTTTAGTTCCTGATAAGAAACATATAGCACAACAAGGTAATTGTGTTTTTATTAACATACTATTTCAATTTTTGTTTTACTAATTCTTCTAATTTTGGTTTAAATGAAGTTGTACCATTATTAAATACATTTAATATTTCATTAATAGATAATACTGGTTTATTTAATACTACATACTCTTCTGCTGCTTCTTTAGTTGAAAATAATCCTTTTATAGGAGTAAATGGTTCAGTTTGGTCTACAATACTAGACCAAATACAATTTTTTAGATTTGTATAATTAATATTAGTATGCCAAACAGTGTTACCTGTATACATAGAAACACCATCTTCAGTTTTAAATAATGGTTGTTTTTTAACTTTTTGAATATTGCGAATAGTTGTTCTATAATCATCTTCTATTCTTAAATAAACTCCTAAACCATCTGTCCAAGAAGTATGAGGATTTTTAGTTCTTATTTTAAGTTCATCATCTGTTTCAAAACTTAAAATTTTATAAGGTCTACCACCTGTATCGACACTATCACCAACAGTAAATACTTCACTATCAGATAATCTTTTAACAGAATATAGAATTACATAATTATTATTTAATGATTCTAACATTTCTTCTATATTACATGATATATCTGATGGTTTAATTTGATAATTATATGTATTATTATCTAAAGTTATAATTTCATTTGGTCTAGGATGTTTTGTAGTTGATTTGAAAGATAGTATTTCATAATCTTTTTCCTTTACTTCTTCCCAAAATTCTTTATATTCCTCTATTATTTTTAGTGGTATATATATATTTCCATCATATACTTGTTCACTAATATCATCTGTCCAGTAATTAAACACACTATTTAATTTAGGACTTCCTGGATATTTTTTAATTAATTTAAATCTTCTCATAATTTAATCTCCTGTAAATTTAATACCTTTAGGATAAACTTTCTTAATATAAGATTTAGTTTTATCTTTAGGTGTTTTTGGTAATTTTAATATTTTCATAATGTACATCCCTCACATGGTTTAGGGTTATCAGAATTAGTTCCACAAATAATACAGGTAGGTGTTGGCATGTTATTAGTTAAAGTTAAATAAATTATTTAGAAACTCTTTAGTATAAAAATTCATTGTATAATGAGATATACAATATAATGTAATCATTAATAACATAATTATTTGTTTAATTCTTCATATTCTTTAATAATAAGTTTTATGTCAGCTAAAGTAACATTCTCCCAACATCCTATTTTGTATTTAGCATCTGTAAGCTCTACTGGCCAATTTTTTAATTGACTAAAAAATGGTCTTAATAATGCAGTAAGTGAATTTAATTCTATTTTTGACCCTATAGAATCTAAAATTGCTAATATCTCACCCTTTCTGATTTTTACTTGTTT